ATGAGTGACTTGTCGGCGCTCCGTGCGGCGGATGCGTACTCCTTCAGTGCCGAGACGATGCACGCCATCTTGATGGGTGCCCAGTCTATCCCGCACGAGTCCACACTGGACTCCGTGGAACTGCCGTCTACGATGGCCGGGTGGTACTGGTTTGCAGAGCCCTTCCCAGTCACTGCAGCCCCGCTGACTTCCGATACGACCGCTGCCCTGCTCTGGTCATGGGATCGCCACAGGAAGACGCCCACGCTGTGCTTCTCGGCCTACGTCATCGAGGAGCGGGATCCGGAGCGGAAGGGGGAAATCAATCCCTCCGCCAAGTGGATTTGGCCGCTGGAGATGTCGTTCCACGAGATGATCGCTCTGAACACGCAACTCTACCGGAATGCCTACGGACCCGGTGGTCCCTACGCGAATCAGGAGCCGGAGTTTCTGATCGGGGAGGCAGGCACCATCAAGGTGGTGGCGGAGATGAGCCTGTTCTTTTTGATGTCCTGCGTGTGGTTCCGGCAGACGGTCCCCGGCACGAAGAAGCGGATGGAACCCACGCTCACCCAGACCCCCGGTCACATCGAGCGACACGCCCGTAAGCGGTATCAACGGGAGCAGAAGCTCTCCGAGGCTCCGACCGTCCGAGTCATTGCGCTCCGCAAGTCAGCCGTGACAGAGTATGTGGAGCCCCACACGTCGCTGGAAACATCCGTCCGTCATCTGAAGGTGCGGTTTGTAGTCAGCGGTCACCCGAGGCTGCAACCGTGTGGTCCCGGTCGGAAGGACAAGAAGCTTATCTGGATCAATCCTTACAAGAAGGGGCCAGATGATGCCCCGTTCAAGGGTCCGGACGACAAGGTGTTCGCGGTGGTGCGGTGATGGGCACTGTCAGAGTCACCCATTGTCCGGACTGCGGTCAGATGGTGGGTGACCTGTATTTCCATCAGCAGAAGGAATGTCCGAAGCGCATGGATAAACGGTTGTATCCACAAGCCTCCCCCCTGAGTCGGGCCTTGCGAGAGATTGCCAAGGGCAAGAAGCTCTCGTCTTTGCAGGTACCTATACTGGAGGATGCGGCCAGTCACATCGAGGAGTTGGAAGACCGGTTGCGTGACCTGTCGAATGTGCTTGATTCACGCGCCTGTCGTCACTCTGAGAATTGTGGGATGGAAGAGGCTGAGGTGCGAGAGGCGTTGGCCTCTGCTCGGAAGTGGTAGTCCACAAGTGCAATTAATTGCAGGACGGTATGTGGAAGATTCGAAGTACGACCAAGCTCGATAACCGTAGGAAGCCCAAGTACTGGTCGAATGAATTTGGGTGGACGTGGGAGGCATTTGCGGATATGTTCACCGAGGATCAAAAGACACAAATGACCCTTCCCACGGGTGGTGTTTGGGAGGAGTGCCTATGAAGTTCGTGTTATACGAAGTGTGGACCACAGCACGGGTGATCGAGGCGAAGAGCGAAGAAGACGCCTACTTCCAAGCTCCAACCCCGTGTGGGCCAGCCCTTTTTCTCGGTTCCAGCCCAATTCCCTAGGGGTTTTAGGCCCCTCGACCGGGATTGAACCTGTGCAACTGGCACGTGGTGCCGGTGGACGAGGAGGTGTTGCGAGCGGTGACAGAGGGGCGGCAGGAATTGCGATTGCACTTGGCGGAAGAGCCGCAACAGCAGCAGTAACGCACGACTTTCTGAAGGGAACAGGCACATGGGATTTGACATGACACGTTGTCCGCAGAACGAAGAGGAAGCCAAGAACTGGTTCTTCGCAGGTATCGGTCAGCAGTCGGGCGCACACGCCATCAACTGGGAGCAGATCATGACGGCGTGTGGTCTGCCTCCCGGCTACGGTCCCGGTGTGAAGCCCACCGCCGCGATGCCGTATTTCGCGTTCACCCAGCAGTTCTCCGGTGGCCCGAAAGGTCGCATCTTTCTGCCGTCCAACACGCCCGACGAACTGGGCTACTACACGAGGTGCATTCAGTACCTCGATGACGCCGTGGGGACGTATTCGAAGCAGGCCCAGCAGGCCAAGAGCAAGGGCAAGAAGGTCGATCTGCCGGACTTCACCAAGCTTGCCTCGCAGCAGAGCGCAGGCGGCGGTCTGGTTTGGGCGTGGTACTGGGTGGCCGGGAACGAGTACTCCCCGGTGCAGGGGGCTGACGGCTCCGGCACGGGTGGTGGTTCAACCGGTGGTGGCGGCGGGGTGTCCGAGGATCAGGTCCAGCAGATGATCGACAAGGCGCTGGAGGGCTACGTCAAGGTGACCGATACCGTGGCCCTGAAGATGGCCAGTGGCCTCTACCTGTCGTTCGAAGGCGGTGGTCCCACCAAGCATGGGGATCCGGTGAAGCTCACCGGCAAGGACGCCGTCCACGACTGGGAGTCGGTCCAGTTGATCAAGGGCGAACGGGACGCCGAGGGTTAGCTATTGGCTTGTTGATCGCGGTTCGCTGCCATTCGGACGCGGGGGCAGATCCCGCCACCTCCAGATGTGGGGGTGACTCAGGTTCGACGGGTGGTTGGTAGGGCCGCAGGAGAGCCAATCGGGAGCACATGACCCGTCAACGGTGCAACTGAAACAGACAACGCTTACGCGCTGCCTGCTGCTGCCTAACACGTAGCGGGGTCGCCACCCACCCGGCAACAGAAGGGTGGCACTTTTGCTATCGCCGTCCAGACGTTGGTGCGTCCGCACAAGTCCGATCTAGCTCTTGACTGGATAACGACTGGGTATACACGGTCGTGATGAAGGTTTCCAAGGGGGTGGCAGACGATACCCGGACAAGATCGCCAGCCATTACGAGCCGGTTTTGGTCAACGGCTTCCACGTTGGGCGGCACTTATTTGACAAATTATCAGTGCAGTGCTACACTGGCTCATGGTTAAAACACACTTGCCAGCAATGCGGATGCAAGTCGCCCTGACAACCTCCGAAGGTTCGTTCCTGCAGGCCGAGGTGGTGGGAGAATTTGATGCTTTCGATACCTTCCAGAAGGCCGGTAGCTACAGGGAACGCTTCGCCAATGCGAAGTTTCGTGCAGGGAAGCCTTGCGGAGGTATCGTAGTCCAGCGAGCAGATTTGCCAAGGGTGTGGAATGTGCCAGTTGGAAGCCGAATTCGCTAAAAATCTGATGCCCAGCACCATAAAATCACCGTTGCAATTGAGTGCAGAAGTTCGTAGACTGTCAGCATCCGGAATCCAAGCAAGCAATTTGCTAAGGGGTTGGCATGCTGAAGTTGACGGAAGGCACCCAGAAAACGGAGCGGCCTGAGCCTAAGATCACGTTCATTCAGAAGGTCATCAAGAATGAAACGTGGATGGTCATGGCGCAGTCGGCGGTGGAACTGGAGGATGAATTCTCCAGCCTCTACTACACCGCAGGCCAACAGAACAACCTCTTCCTCCAACCCCCGTTCGAACCGAACGTCCTCCTGAGTCTCGTCCAGACCAACAACGTCCTGAACCAGTGTATCGAGGCGATGGAAGTGAACATCGACTCCACTGGGCATGAGTTCGTGCCGGTCGAGGAAGGGAAAGACATCGACAAAGCCGAGGAGAAGATCGCCCAGTCCTTCTTCGATGAGCCTTATCCCAACATTTCCATGACAGAAATCCGGCGCAAGCTTCGCCGCCAGATGGAATCCATCGGCTATGGGTTCATCGAGGTGTTACGGAACGTGGCCGGGGATGTCGTGGGGATGCGGAGCGTAGAGACGGCCCACATCCGGATGGTGAAGCTGGACAAGCCCATTCAGGTGAAGAAGAAGGTCGAGCGGGATGGGAAGGAAGTGGAGTTGACGCTCTGGGAGCGTGAACGTCGCTTCGCCCAGACCGTGGCCCTGAATCAGTTGGTGTATTACCGCGAATTCGGCACGACCCGAGAGGTCAATCGTGACACCGGGGAGTGGGAGACGGAGGAGAAGGCAGTACCACCGGAGAAGCGAGGATCAGAATTGCTGCTCTTCGGCATCAACCCGGATATTACGACACCGTATTATCTCCCCCGTTGGATCAACCAACTACCCTCAGTCATTGGCTCCAGAGCCGCAGAAGAACAGAACCTGCAGTTCTTGGATGCCGGAGGTCTACCGCCCGCTATTGTGTTTATTCAAGGTGGCACCTTGATTAAGGACACGTCGGACCAACTCCGGATGTACTTGTCAGGGTTGAATAAGAACAAGAACCGGGCGGTAGTTGTGGAAGTCCAGTCGTCCAGTGGTTCGCTCGATGCGGCGGGCAAGGTGGATGTGAAGGTGGACCGTTTCGGCTCTGCCCAGAGTCAGGACGCCATGCTCACGACCTATGATGAGACGACCAAGGAGCATATCCGCATCGGCTTCCGTCTCCCCCCGCTCTTCCTTGGCTACGCGGCGGATTACAACTTCGCCACCGCCCAGACCAGCTATATGGTGGCGGAGGCTCAGGTTTTCCTGCCCGAGCGCACGGAGTTCGATGAGGTCATGAACAAGACCATCATCAAGGAGTTGAAACTCAAGACCCTGCTCTACAACTCCAAGCCCATCACCCTGAAAGACGTGGCCACCCAGTTGACTGGGTTGGAACTGGCGATGCCAGTGGCCACCCGTGAGTCCTTCCTGAAGGAATTGAACACTATCGCCACGATGAATCTGGAGATGGCGGAAGTCCCAGCGCAGGGTGCGGGCGAGATGCACGAGCCGTTGAAGAACACGCCAACCGCCGATGAGACGCCGTCCGGTCAATTGCCTGCTGCGATGGAGTCGGTGCAGCCTGCACTCAAGCCTGCACCTCCAGAGAAGAAGGACGGCCCCAAGGAAGTCGGGGCCATGGAAGAAGCCAAGGCCATGGCACGGGAGAAGGCCAAGGCCAAGTACCGGAAGGCGGCGGGCGACCTGATGGCACTGGCGCAGGATTACGCCATCTATCAGGGTCTGCTCCCGCAGTTGGCGCAGAAGCAGGAACTGACGGCTGAACGAGCCGCTGAAATCAATGCGGATATCGAGAAGCTGACCCCCGAGGACGCCCGAGCCTTCAACAGCTTGCTGGCCATGTATGTCTTCGGGTCCGATGATGCAGACTTGTCGGCGCTGGTAGCGGCCAGCCGATGAAGTTCAAGTTCAAAATGTCGTATGCCTATCTCGGCACCACCATTCTGTGGTTGGTGTTGTTGCCGTTCGCCATTATCAGTTGGAAAGACTCCGTCCCGTTCCTCGTGTTCCTCTCGTGGTATGCCAACTTCACGACGGATTTGGGCAATTGGATGACGGCCCGCACGAAGGAAAAGGCGGATGGCGAAGACCGTTGACCTGAGAACGTATCTCTTGTTGGAGCGGGCCTTCGTCCGTCGTCTGCAACGGTCGTGGCGGATGCTCTCGGCTCCCACCTATGCCCTGATTACTCAAGCCTGTCTTGACCACAAGTGGGATGAAGCCCGCCGTCTCGTGCCTGAACTGGACATGACCGAGGTGGGCACGGAGAACCGTGAGTGGATCACCTACATGCTCCTCTCGTGCGCGGTCTTTGGTGCAGGCACCGTGAGGAAGGGGAGGCCGTCCTTTGTCGGTGTGGGCACCTTCGATACCTTCCTGAAGCAAGTCACCAACAACATCCTGACCTATCTGGAACTGTCGGCCACCGCACAGGTGCAGGAAGAGGCTCTGCAATCAATTGCAGAGGACGAGGCCAAGACCAAGGCCCTGAAGTGGGATGAGTCCAAGCATCCACGGGACAAGGAGGGGCAGTTCACGGCTACCGGTGCCACGGAGGTGCTGGACGTTACAGATCCCGAGGGGAGTGGACCGGAGCGGGTGAAGTGGAGGACGTTGAGCCGGGAAGCCGGGGAAGCATTCGATGTCTTCATGGAAGCCAAGACCGCCCACCGTGCCAACGTGAACAAGGCCACGGACAAGCTGGAGGCATACTCCAAGACACACCCTGACGCCTCCGTCGAGGAGATTGAAGCCGAAATCTGGAGTGACCCGGAGTACCTCAAGACGAAGAAGATCGCCCAAGCCGCCGAGAAGGCGAAGAACGAAGCGGATGCCAGACTCCGGTATCAAGAACCGGAGATGATGAAGGAAATCGTCCGGAACGTGGCCTACGGTGTGGCCGTGGATATGGGCGTGGACCCGTATATCATCAGCGTGGTGCATAAGGAGCCCACGGAGTTCGTGGTGGGCAACAAGCAGTTCCGGGAAGCGGGTCACTACACCCCGGCAAGCAAGCTGATTGAACTGAACGCAAAGAACGTGGGCTACGCAGATACTCCTACGCTGAAAGGTATCGTGTCGCATGAGGTGTCGCACTTCATCTATCACCGGTTGAAGGACGAGGTGGAGCGGGAGGTGGACCGCTACAAGATGAAAGCGAACCACTACCACGACAAGGGAAGTGATTGGTTCTATGAGCGGTTCGATCAGCCCTATCGGTATGGCCCCCAGATATTGAAGCCTGAGTGGCGGGAGCGGGTGGAGCAGGAGTTCCCCGCATCCGCTGTGTGGTCCAAGCTCTCTGGTGGAGAGATGTTCACCGGCATCTCCGATGAGATGAAGGCTGAGAACGGTCACAGTGCCTACGCCAAGTCTTACTGGCAGAAATCAGCCGTCAATGCAGCAGGTTCTTACGACAAGGCTATCAACGAGACGGTGGCCGAGGACACCCGTTACCTGCTTCACGAGAAGAACAAGGGGAAGGGTGGAGCCGGGTGGTCTGAGCCGTCCAAGCCGTCACCTGACTCCCAGTGGTTGGCGTTCACCAAGGCCATGCACACGTGGTATCAGGAAGGCAGCGAGTGGCGGCGAGCCGGTATTGAGCGCATCCGGACGGAGTATGCCAAGCGGAAGGCCCTATGATCCCCGAACCCATCACCATCGACGGGAAGACGGGGACCGTTGTCTATCTGGACAACAAGTGGCATCCGGTGTCGGCCGAGCAGGCCACGATGGCAAAGGTGTTGTTCGATGACGGCACCGCCTCGTTCTTCTTTGCGGAGGAGCCGTCGAAGCCCGAGGGTATCGGTGGCCTGACCCGGAAGTTCGATGCTGCTGCTCATCCCCGAGGGGAGGATGGACGGTTCATCGAAGCCTCTCAGCCACGGGTGTTCAATCGTCCGTCTGATGTGGGTGAGTACAGCAGTTGGGGTAACGAGAAGCGGTGGGCGTGGATTGACAAGGAGACGGGTAAGCCCGGTGGGCACTTGTTAACCGGTGAACCGATTCCTCGTGAAGGGATTCCTCCAAAGCTGTATCACGTCACCACGAATGCACCAGCCGTCGAGTCATCAGGGGTACTCCTTGGTCAGCTAGGTGACACGGGATTAGGTGGTGGACAGGCCCAAGGCGTGTCGTTCACGGCGAGCCCAGAGGATGCGGTGGTTATCCAACGGGAGTTACGGCGAGCCGTCCGTGTGGCCCGAGGGGAAGACCGGATAGAGGATCTAGATCGGTATGCGTGGGAGGACGAACAGGAAGCAGGACTCCCACCGCACACACTGGACGATGCGGTGCAGTTTGCGAAAGACCAGTGGATACCGAACCAACAGTCGATTGAACACACCTTTATCTGGGATAAGGATCTGCCCGAGGACAAGCGTGGGTATGTCGGTCCTCCGCCGCCCCCCGAAGAACAGGAACGGTTGCGTCGTAGCTCGATGAACGATGCGCTGAAAGCCTATCTGCAGATTCGTGGTAAGCACGATGTGGAATACCCGCTGCTGAAGAATCCGTTGCTCTTCGGACGGCAGGAGCATTTGGCAAAGCTGAACCCAGAGGATGTGCAGATTTTGGAGGCGACGGTAGAGGACATCCCTGCTGAAGCTTTGGTCACCACTGGCTCCGACAAGTTCCTCCATGAAGTCCGGGTCTATGCTGATGTGCCCCGACGACGGAAGAAGGCACGGGATTACGTCCGTGAACCCGCAGGCACCTCTGAGGGTGGGCAGTTTGCGTCTACAGGGACATCAGGGGTGTCAGCCTCTCATCCCGTGCTCGCTGCCCAAGCCAAGGCTGGAATAGCCGCCGTCGAGAAGTTGCTCCCCGAGGCCATCAAGACCGCTGACTACTCCTCCGGCGAGCCACAGTCATGGGATGCGGTGTCTAGTGAGGGGCAAGATGCCGCGTACTATGACTTTGTCTCAGACTATGAAGAGGACGTGGATACGTCGTCGCTCGCGGACGATGTCAAAGAGGACTTGAAGCGAGAGAACCAAAAGGTCTTGGACGAAGCTGTGGAGGATCTTGAACGGCAGTTGGGTTATGAGTCCTTCATAGATGAATTTGGTGCCCAGCGGGCACTGCCTGTGGGCGAAGGCGATGCGGAACATCCGGCCACCGTCGAAGAGCAGTTCCGGCTGAAACAGACGCTGGACATCGACACCGTGGACTATGGGTACGGAGACGATGAAGACGGTAAGGTGGAGTTGGACTGGGACAAGCTCCGGTTTACCAACGGGCAGGAACTGAACGCAGATCAAAAGGATATTGTCAAGCGGCGGTGGGACATCGCGTACGAACAGGCGTTTGAAGACGCCCTTCAGAAGGAGTACGAGTCTAGCTCCTACATGGAGAAAGAAGCGGAGATGCGGGACGAAGCTGCACGGGAGGCATGGGATAGCCTTTCGGACTCCGAGAAGATGCAGCACTTCGAAAACCTGCACAACCGGGATCGAGGAGATTTCAGACGCCAGCCAAGAGCCGGAGAGCCTGATAAGTGGGTGACTGGCGTGGAGACAGGTACCCACTCCGAAGAGAACTACGCCCGCACCCATGCGATTGCCTTGAAGCTGGCCGAGCTACGGACGGATGAACTACTGGCCGAGCGGGGACTGCTCAAGGAGAAAGATATCCCGGAGTACGAGATAGTGGAGGGAGCCAACCACACTCCGCAGCACCCGAATTACATAGTGAAACTGAAAGGCACGGGGCGTCTGATTTCGGCTTCCAACACGAAGGAACAGGCCGAATTGAATGCCCAGAACTATTTCAAAAACGAGCACGAGCGGTTGGCTGGCCTGACGGCCGAGAAAATCATTGAACCGATCTGGGATCAGTGGAAGCGGTCGTCCAGCGAAGGGCTGTCGATGTCCGTGCAATTGGCTGCAGCCCGAGAGTTGGGTGGGCACCATCGGATGACCCCGGAGGAAGTGGTGGCGGCAGAGGCCGACGCACTGGATTACGGTGGCATTCCCGTGCTTCAAGCCTACGTCCGGGCACAGTGGGAAACCACTCAGTTGGTCATGAGCAAGGCAGGACAGGATAAAATTGAGGTGTTCCGTGGTCTGATGTTGCCCGGAAACATGGTCAATGCCACCACACGGGTGTTCATTGACGCGGCGGGAAACCGTATCACC